AAACCGGGGAGCCATTACGCTAAAGACCATCAGATAACTTTCCGCAACGTCAGGATCCCAGCGCGCCCGTGGTTGCGTAGCTGGTATGACACCAATCTTACGGCGTTGATCAAGTTCGCTGAGGCGGAAATATTACGCACTATTCTGAAGGGGCAAGATCCTGACGTTACCCTTAACCGAATCGGTGTGTTTGCTCAGGCTGGGATCCGCAAACGTATCAGGACGGCGCGCAGCTGGGCGAAACCACTCTCCCCTGTCACCATCAAAATGAAAGGCAGTAGCGCACCACTGATCGACCACGGCATCATGATCAACAGCGTATCTTTTGATATTCGTACGAGGTAAACATGCCTTCACCTTTTGATGTATTCAGGAAACCCCGCGAGGTTGCTGTGTACGGTACCAGCATGCTGGTGGACGGCGTTATTATGCCCGGTCAGATTTATCGACCGGACCCGCCACTATTTAGTCTTCAGCGCCTCGGGCGAAACACCACTACCGAGCTGACAGCCCAGGGCAAAAACCCCACCGATTATCGCAGGATTTACGGGTCGGTGTGGCTCCCTAAAGAGGGGGAAGCGGTGATTAACAGCGTCGTGGCCGTACCGCAGACAGACGACTTGATCCTGCCTTCCGGGGAAGTAATTCACTTTTTCGGGAAGCACGAATTTACCCGGCAACCAATGGTTAACGACCAGTGCCCGGCGGCGCGCATAAAACTGGATGGCTGGTGGTGTGCGATCGAGACTCGCATAACTATGCAGAACGACGTCGTTAACAATTACGAATACCTTTGCTACAGGCTCCCCGCAGATGACCAAACCATATAGCCCTGACCTGATCGAGCGCGCCGCGTGGGCGCACATAAACACTGGCGCAGTGGAGAACGGCATAACGCTGGCGTACGCACACCAGCATAACTTCCAGGGGGTGCCGCCGTACGCCACGATCTCGATCGACAGTCGAACCCCGCAAGGTCACCCGGATAAAATTCACCTCGATGATACCGGAGTCATGGCGCTTTACGGCACCCGTATCGGCGGCGGAACTATCATGTGCGTGGGTGATACCGCCGGAGATATGGCCGATCGTCTGGTCAACTGGCTGACGACCACCAGCGCCACCTATGCCGCGCGCAGAAACGGTATTGTGATCCACTCCGCGCAACCCGTGCCCATGATGCCGGAAAAACTGGAGGGTCAGGTGTGGCAGCAGATGTGCGCCATTGATTTTCAGTACCGTGTAGGCGTGATTTATGAGGACAGCGTAGGCCTCATCCAGATCGTCAACATTCAGAACCGTATTGACACCATCGAGGGCGAACTGTGGTTATCGGCGTATACCCCGCAACCGCACCCACTCCCCCCGCAGGAGTACATGACGATCGATCCGTTCCCGCCTAAACCTGTTGGCGTGTACCCGCCGCCGCATCACACGGTGCACACGAACCAGGGGGTGAAAGCGTACACCTACAGCACCGATAACCCAGAGTACGTGGACATTGTCACTGCACCCGCACAACTCCGTCTGAAGAAAGCAGGCGCGGCCATGCTGACCATAACCGCCCAGCTGGACGACAACACAGAAGTGTCGGCGCAAACTGTTATCGGTTGCACTGGCTGACAGATTAGCCACCCTCCACCAGCCCGCTGTATTATCACGGCGGGCGGTTTTCCGCACACGCAAACCCATTCCTTACCTAAAGGTATTCACAAATGGCTAAACTTTCCGACATTGCAGACGTCGTGATCGAGCTGCGAACCGCCAGCATCGCAAAAGCGAATTTCGGGATCCCGATGATCGCCGCTGTGTCTAATGTGCTGGCGAACCGCGCCGAAGTCTTTTACGACTACAATTCTGCGCTTAAGTACAAAAACGGAGGCGCGGGGCTGGAGCAATACATCCTCGATGCAGTACGTGTGGCATTTTCGCAGACCCCGCGCATTGACCGTGTAGTGGTCGGCAAACTCGACGGCGCCGCTGCGGGCGTTGCCACGCTGTTGTCGACTAAATTCACTGAGACAGGGGATAAGGCACCAGCCTCAACTGCTTTTGACCTTAACGTTGACGGCACCGCGGTAACTTACACCACGGCGGCAGGCGCTACTCTGGAAGATAAGACTACGGTACTGGCTGGCATGTTAGCCAAGCTTAAAGGCACTGCGGGTTTGTCAACCAAATACACGATGACCAGCGACCCTACCGCCTTCACGATCACGTTTACGCCAAAAGCGCCGAACACCGTCGACGCGCAGCTGGCTGCAACGCAAGATATGTTTAGCGTAGTTAACGCTGGCTCCTTGCTGACTCCGCTAGCGCAACAGCTGGACGAGATCCAGGGCTTCACGCCGTGGTACGGTTTCGCACTCGTTGGTTTCAAAGACACCGTTAACGACGACATGGTGAAACAGGCGGCGGCCTATGCGGAAGCAGCGAACCCTGCGATCCAGTTCTTCGCCGCGTCCAATGACGCCTCGATCGCTGTGCCGGGCACTACTGATATCCTCTCAGAGTTAAACGAGCTTCAGTATTTCCGCACGATGATGATCCCGTCGAAGAACGACGATTTCCTCGAGCCTGTCGCCGAAATGGCGCGCTTTTACGTTGGGCAACCAGGGCAGATTATCGCGGGGCTTAAAACGATCACCGCGGTGTCGCCGTCCGACTGGACGCCAACCGAAACCACAACCATCTGGGGCAAGATGGGCAACACGTACGAGAAATACGCGCCTAACACTTTCCTGCTTAACCCGGGCAAAGCGGTTAACGGTGAGTGGTTCGATGTGGTTCGCGATCGTGACTGGCTGACGGACGACATTCAAAAGGCTATGGCCTCTGCGATGATCCGTAACCCGAAAATCCCTTACACCAACGAAGGGATCACGATCCTGTTTAACGTGTTGCAGGGTCGCCTGCGCAATGCGCAGAAACAGGGTGTTATCGCTCCAGACCAGAAAAATAGTCTCGGTCAAACGGTACCGGGGTTCGTCATTACCGTACCGAACGCTGCGGATGTGGATGCTGATACCCGCAATTCCCGCAAGCTCACCATGTCGTTTGTTGCGTTGCTGGCTGGAGCGATCCAGATGGTTCGCATTGATGGCGTGCTTACCTACACTTACGAGGGCTAACAAATGCCACAGAACAGTAAACTTACTGGGACATGGGACGGTGCCGAGTTAACGGTCGTTGTCGGCGTTCTGCCCCTGTCAGGATTGTCCGACGGCGACAGCGTAACTGCGCGCCGTAACCAGCCGTTCTATAACTCGCGAGCGGGCAATGACGGCGCTGTGGGGCGTGCGAAGGTCACCGATAAACGCGGGCAGATCGAGATCCACATCCTGCAAACGTCTGAAATGAACGACCTGCTGTCGACCACGTTTAACCTGGACAGCTTGAGCGAAGAGGGGAGCTTTGTTGGTCCTATCGTTTGCAAAGATTTGTCTGGGCGCACGGTGATCTCGGCAGGTGACGCGTGGCTGATGCAGGTCGGTGACGTGACGTTTGCCTCCGGCGAAGTCGGCGAGCGTGTCTATACGTTCGAAGCAGCCGACCTGATCATGAACCTGGGTGGTAACAACTAATGATCCTGATAGGCGGCGACAAGTTCCCCCAGTCAATGACTGGGGTACCTGAAGCATCACCCGAAGACCTTAACAGCACGGCTGCCGTGTCTGTTGTCAATTTCTGGGTGCCTGACATCGTCGCCGTCGCGGGTACTGTGCAGCCGTTCCCGACTGTTGCAACTTACCCGGCAGATGCCCGGGGATTCTGGGTTTCCGTGGTGAGTTCAGACGTAACAGTGGTATCCGTCGACACCGCGGAGGAGCAACTAAACCTGCTGCAGCCGGGTGTTGTGCAGCTTGTCTGGACAGTGTCGAACGCAGACGGATCAATAGCGACGTATACCGAAAAGGTGACCGTTACCGCAGTATGAAAAAAGCCCCTCAATCGAGGGGCTTTCTTTTAACTTTTCCAGACGTTGCGAATGATGGGAAGTGCCACCACCACGATCAACGCTGCAAAGATGCCGTCAGTTACGGCGCTCACCACGTAGTAAACAGAATCGACCACCACGGACAGCACCAACAGGACGGCGACCAGCGCCAGCCGGATTCTGTTACCCACGGTAAGCCACGCCCAGGGCCGCAGCAATCTCTTTCAGCACCGCACGTTCTTCGTCAGAGATACCGCCGTTATCGGCTACGCATTCGATACACGCAAACACGAGTTCAGCATCCGCAGGGCGGCTTTTCAGGTCGGCCAGTTCACGCAGGGCAACCAGTTTACCCATTTTAAAACGACCTTCTGACAGCTTGCCCGCGAACTTCGCAATCAGCGCAGAGAACTCGGAGGCCATCGGCGCAAAAGTCTCTTCGGCGGAGAGAATGCCTTCCAGACTGGTCAACTCTTCATCGTCGCAGGTGCCGTCTGCAAAGGCCACCAGCAACGACCCAGAGATCACTGCCTCAACTACATCTTTCGCGATCGCCTGATTTACGTTTTGTGCAATAGCCGTTTTCTTTTGTTTGAACA